CCACGACGACCAGTAAATTCAATTTTAGAACAACCCTCTGTTTTACCAAACATAGCCATTGCATCTACAATAGGTTGTTTCCAAGACTCTAAATCTTTACCACCAATAAAATGTCCTACTAATGTTTTAGTTCCAGTACCATACAGTATAATTTCTGTATCAGCAGTAGCTACAATGTCATTATCATCTGTAAATGCAATCCACAATTGATGTTCTTTATTTAATACATTGTTTTGAACTTCTTCAATAGTAGCCCTACTACCAGATAAAGCAGTTGCTCTTTCTAGATAGTGTTTTACTTTAGGAAATATAATGTGTCTATGTTCTTTTGGTACTATAATTACATTCATTATTCTGAGCTTGGATCTAATCTACCATTAATATTAAATTGTACTTTTTCTAAACGAAAAGGATTACTACCTTGATATAGATATTCATAAGCTCTTCGTCTAAACCTACCAAGTTGATATAAACCTGGTTTCTGTGTGTTTAATTGCACTTGTCTATATTGAGACCAGTTAGTATAATCATCTTCTGTATGACGTACGTTAAGTACATCATTAATGGTATCTCCAAAAAGAGTTAAACCTGATACTGTTTTAAATGCATACGTATCAAAATCTAAACGATCTGTTACTACACGCATCCTAATAGGTCCAAAAGGATCTACATAGTTATTAGGACTTAATGTAAATGCTAAACCATTAACAGCATCTAATACAAAAAAGATACCACTGTTAAATGGAAATTGTGTTACAAAAGAACATTCAAAATAGTTTTCACCACCTGCAATATAATCTTTACTTGTAGTCCAATAATGCCATTGATCTTCTGCTAAGTCATATACAAGGGTTACATCTTGATCAGTTAGTACTAAACCATAAAATGTATGACCAGCTATTTTGTATAACCAAGAATATGTACCAGTTAAATTACTAGCATTTAAGAAGTTTTCTACAGCTTTAGTAGATACTTTTCTAGGTTGAAGTCCTTCTAGAATCATAATGTTTCTACCACCTTCAACTACAGTTCCCATCCAAATTAAAGATTGTTCTGGGTTTTGTATTGAATTACCATCAGCACATCCAATTTCCATATGAGCTGATTGGTTAATAGATAAAACAGATCCTTGAGCATTACCTGCATCATAGAAAAAGTCAGCTGTCCACTCTTTAAATGCTATAACATAATTAAGATGTCGAGCAAGTGCCTTACCTTTATCTGCTTCTGATTTAGCTGATGTAAAATTTAAAGGATCCCATTCACCTGGATTTTCATTATCAGATTGAAAGATCTGTCCTTGAGAATCCATTGCAAATACATAACCATCAAGGTATACTAAACCTGGAACAGGGTTTGTTGGAAATGCATTTAGATAAGCCTGAGCTGAAGCACCAACACCTCCACCTGCAAATACAACTGTTAAGGTACCTGCATAGTTAGTGCCTTGGGTAGTTAAAGTAATATTAGTAATAATACCGCCTGAAGCAGTATAAGTCCCTCCAGCACCACTACCACTAACTGATCCTGTAATACTAAATGTACCTGTTGAAGGGTAGCCTGTACCTCCACTTACAAAAGTAACACCAGCTACCATTTTACGAATTTCATAAATAGTACCTGTAGCAGTTAAATACCAACCATTTACTTGATCATGGAACACCATAAAAGGACGAGGACTAGTAGTAGCTAGGGTATTTACCCAACTTACATTTTCTCCACTCATACCTGTAAGTAATTGTGTAGATACACCACTAGTAATACTAAATAGTTTACCACCCGCAGCAGCATATAGGTTATTATTATAAGACCATAAACCCTCCCCTGATGTAGGAAGAGCTGGTGTAATTGTATAGGCAGCCTTACCTGGACGTTTAACAGCTAATGTCCTACCATCAGCCATAGTCTCTTTATAACAGTTAACCATCTTAGCATCTTTGCTAATATCATTAGTACGTTGTTTTATAGGAGATGTTAATGGAATATTAACAATAGGCATTATCTAAAACTCCTGTTATATCCACCCCTTACATCTGGTTGGAAGAATGTTGAGGTCCACTCAATATCCCAATCCATTAATTCATTTTTAAGCATACTTGCTTTTTGTTCATAGTATTGTTTATCATTAAGAGTCTTTTCATAATCTGAAGCAAGATCTGCAACTAGATTCCATTTAAGAGCTAAGAACCACTCTGAAGGAAAGTCAAAGTTTTGGTTGGCTGATGTGATATCTTCAATAGGTGTTTGTACAAATAAATGTACTTCATAGTTTTCAGCTGTAAAAGTATTAGGAGTTAAAAATACACTTAGTTCTCCGTAATCTCTCCAAGCTTTAAAGTATACAGTATTTACGTTACCTTGTGATTGTTTTGAACTTAACATGTTATACTCTTGTTGTGAGATAACAGTCATAGGCATGTCTGTGTATACACTTAAGAGTGAATCTATTGTTACAGTACAAGGTGTTGTAAAAGTACCACCAGTCATTGTTAGTACATCGCCAACAGCATAACCACTACCACCTGTATTAGCAAGCATTACACTTGTAACAGAAGCACCAGTAAATGTTAAGTTAAATACAGCACCAGATCCAGTACCACCAGTAGTAGCTGCTGGATTAGTTGGTTGTACTGTATAACCCGTACCACCAGACGTTAAAGAAATCTTACCTACTGAGCTTGTGTCATTAGATAGGTTTCTTAAATAAGCTTGAATAAGTCTTAAAGGTTTAGCAGCATTTAAATTATAAGTTCCTGAAGGTCCTATAGTATAAGAAGTTTGATTAGGAACTAAAGGTAATATATACTCTTTAATAGTCCATAGTTTAATACCTTCTGATTGCCATTTCTTTAAAATAAGATTTAAAGTGAAAGAAGCATTCTCTAGGGCATTAGGCCCTGGTGTAGCACCTTCTTCAAGAACTGCTAAACTACGTAGTGCAGCCTCAATAATTTGATCTCTGGTAACTGTAAATGTAGTAGTACCTGAAGTAGCCATGTTATCCCTTAGTTTTACCTAATAGTTTTTGTATTGTCTTAGTTTCGTAAATACGAATTAAAGTCCAAATAATTGTAAATAAAGCAGCAATTGCTGGTAGTAATTGCATTATAGTTCCTACTGCAGTAGCTATTGATGCTGTATCTAATATGTGTTTAGTTGATTCTTGTAAATGTTCCATTATAAATCCTTAGGTTCCCAGCCATAGATAGCGGCTATTTGATATGTTAAGTTATAGAAGTTTTTGTTATGGAGTTCATATCGTTTACCCTGAAGGTATAAAATAAGATGTACCATCTCATGTGCCATTGTTTTCTCAAGGGTTTGTAGTTGACTCATCTTAGCTGAACTAATTGTAATACAATGAGGTTCAGGTTGATACTGACCATACATGGTAGGATCGTCTACTACTAAAAATTCTATCTCTGAAGGTCTTGGTAACTTATACTTGTTAAATGGTGGAAGTCTACATAACATTCTGTAAACTGCTTTACACGATTCAACTGTTATAAGGTTCATTTCTTTTTAATATAAAATAAGCTTCTCTCACCAAATAAGTAGAATCCTACAGCTGATGCAAAGTTATCTACCTCAGGAGTTCCTATACCAGTTACATGCATATATACCCATGTAGAAAGCACAAGAAGGCCTATTAGAGGCCTCATTAATCTAACAATGGCTTCTACCCAAGGGTAAGAAGAATTACCTGCCCCAGCGTCATTCATAACCTTAAAGAACTCTAAGTCTATGCTTTTCATTTGAGCATACTGCTCGATGGTTGCAGGTTTAAATTGATCAGGTGCTACAAACTTATTAATAAGAGACTTACCTAAGTCCATAGCTACTGGTAAGAATGCTGATAATATTGTTATTGGATCCATGTGTTATCCTTGCATTATAGGTATTACTTTTTTAGGTTTACGAAGTTTATCTGGTTTACCATTAACAATCCAGAATAAGTCTTTTCTATCTTCTCTTAAAGGGCCATCAATGTAAATTGGAAAGTATCCTGTTAAGGTGTCAATAATGTTGCAAAGTATAATTACATTATCACTATAGGCATTGTTACAAGAAGCTTCCCAAAGGTCGCCAGTTAAAAACATGCAAGCACCTTTACATAAATGTAATACAGGGCAGTTTGAACATTCTTTTCTATCACTCCAATGAGTTGCAGTTTTAACTTCTACTGCTTCTAAATCAGACACATGTCCAATATGATGCGATATGCCAGCTGGGTTATTAGATACAATACTTACATTTTGACATGTTAAAACATTTCCATGTAAATCTACTGCAATATTATCTTCTCTATCCATTCCACACTTTTGACCAAGAGATTCTATTCTAGATTGATTCTCTAACCCAAGTATAAAACTTCTAGTTTTTTCAGAAAATATACCAAACTTATTAGCTTCGCCGCTTCTAAGTTCCGCTGCCGCTAAATTTCTATATTCAATATCTTTTTCACTATCAAGCAATGAGTTTGCTAAACCGCCTTCATCATAGGCGTCTACAAAACCACCTTCTCCAAAATAAACATATTGTAAATATTCTTCACCTAGTTCTTTTGTAATTAAATTTATAAACCAATCATTAATAGCAGCTCTACTAATATTTTTAGAATTAATCATTGGATTAAAACTTATTAAATTTTTAGGAGCTAAGGTTTTAAATAGATTTAAAATAGCTTGTTTAGACTTAGGATCATCAAAAGGATCAGGTCCTCTTACAAATTGACCTGGACCATCATGAGATATAGAAACGTTAAAATCTAAATCTTCTAACCATTTGTTTTTTTCTTCATCTAATAAACTGCCATTAGTAATAACAGATCTAGTAGAGTTTGGATATTTATCCTTTAGTTTTTCAGCTAGAGGTTTAAATGTTTTCCAATAAACAAAAGGCTCTCCTCCCCAAAACTCAAAGTGAACATTACCGTCACCATTGTACCAAGAGTCCATATTATTTACAAAGTCATCTACATACTCTGCATTAGTTTCGTCAGCTTTAGGAATAAACCTTTGACTACAGTACTCGCATTCAAAGTTACAAGATAACCCTAATTGTATTTTAATCTTTTGAAAGTTCTTTTTTCCTTTGTTTATCTTTGCTGGAATTTTAACTTCATTAGATTCTTTTAAAGTCTTAACAATATAACTTCCATCATCCCATTTTAAAGAACTTATAGATGAATCATATATAATAGTTTTCTTATCTTGTGTAACAAAGTTCTGTGCAGTAATTGTAAAAGTTGCCATTAATTCTCTCTATGTAATTTTAAACCTACTGAAATTCTTAGTACAGGGACTAAAGGAGCTTCAGCATAATGTATTAAACTTGCATTAAATAATATACCTAAGTTTTTTTTAGGAGTTATTATTGTAGTCTTGTCATTGTTAAGTATATGTAATCTTCCACCCCATAAATAATTCCAATCTTGTGGAAAGAATATAAAAGCATAATTACAACCATTGTAAGAATCTGTATGAGGAGATCCACTTAATTGAAAAGTTTGACCGTTTATATGCCAATCTTTTAAAATATAGTTATCTAGTTTTGAAACAAGTAGTTCAGCTACAGGTTTTCCTAAAGCTTTATCAAAGTTCCAAATAGGTTTATTAGGATCAGTACTAGTATATCCAAAACCCCAATGATCCCCTGTAATTGTTTTAGTTACAAACTCTAACTCAGACCCTGATAGAAAATTATGAAACTCTTGCAATGTACTTATATTCCCATTTATCTGAAGGAGTTAAATGTAACCCAACAGTAATTCTAAGTATATTTTTAACACTAGGGGTATCAGGTATGTGTAATAAGTTAGAATCAAATACTACAGCTCTATTACTATTATACTCTATAATGGTAGGCTCTGTCAAGTTATTCTTAGTATAAATTTTAAGATTACCACCATAAGATTTATCCCAATCTTTAGAAGCAAACCATATTAAACTTAAGTCCCCAGGGGGACCATCTCTATGTAGATGAGATTCATTTAAAGTAGTGGCACCATTTATACCTACTCGTTTAATAGCATAGGGTTTAAGGTTATGTTTACTTAAAGCATTGTAAAGAACCTGACCTATATTCTTTTCTACCTCAGGGTTAAATATTCTCCAACCTTGATTACCTTGTATACCACTTAGATTTGGAAACTGCCAGTACCCTTGTTTAAAGTACTCATAACAATAATCCCAGTCTTTTTGAGATAGGAAGTTATCTATGATCATATTGTAATAAATGAGTCTGCTTGTTGACGGTCTTTTACTTTAGCATTAATTACAATTAAGATCCTATCCTTATTGCCCTTATACATCTCAGACTCATGAAACACATAAGAAGGATGTATAATAAGTAACCTAGGCTTAGGTATCAACTGTATTAACATATTGTGATTAAGGCCCCTAGAACGCTGTGCAATGGGGTCTATAAATAGTAATCGCCCATCATCAATATCACAAGTATCTTTACCTTGGTCTGTAACTTCTAAATCTAAATAGTAAACACCTGTATAGTCGATACCACGATGTGTATGCGGCTTTGCTCTCATGCCTTTAGTAAACCTTCTAGGAAAGACATTGACTTGAACTTCTAAAGAATTAGGGTCAATAAATCCTTCAGCATGGAGCATTTGATATAACCTATTTTTAACCATAGTTTTAAACTTTTGGATAATAGGTTTATCTTCTAAGAATAAGTTTGGTATTTTAATATCTCTATTAAAGATTTCAGGAACACCATTAAACTTACCTATCTCAGGAACTACTGTTTTAAGTAACTCCAGGTTATCTTCATCCGTTAAAAAGTCTTCTTCAATAAGAAGGTTAACAGGCCACGCTTGATGGATCATATTGTTTTATATTTCTTATGCTGTATAGGTTCTGCAATCCTAATAACAAATACAAAGAATTTTCTATCTTTAATTCCTTGATAGGGCTCGCTTGTATGGTATACATAAGCTGGGTGCATTACAAAGAATTTAGGTTTAGGACTTACCTGGACATTTTGTGTGTGATTTAATGCTCGTGATCTTTGTGATATAGGATCTGTTAAAAGAAGTCTTCCTTTAGGTACATGAAAATTAGACTCCCCATCATCAACTACATCAAGATCAGCATAGTATACACCTACGTAGTCACAGCCTCTGTGGTTATGAGCTACTGCCCTTTCACCTGTTTTAAATACCCTAGCTATTGCTACAGCTTCAATATCATATTTACGAGGGTTAATAAAACCCTCAGCTTCCATCATTATATAAGTACGTTCTTTTACAAAAGCCTCTAGTCTACGAACAATAGGAGCAGGGTCATCAAAGAAATTATAACCCTCACGATTAGGATCTAATATATCAGGCTCATGTGCGTACTTAGCTGTATAAGCTTCAGCTATTTTAATTAATTCTTTATTGTCTTCATCAGACATATCTACATTTTCTTGAAGAATGTTACATGCCCAGTGTTGTGCTATATTAATCAATCTTTATCTCCGTTTTTCCTGTATAAAACTTAAACCCTGCTTTAACTTTACCACTAGTACCAAATAGTAATTTAGTTTTAGCTTTACCTAAACTGTCAGTAACTATTCTATTTTGTTCTAAAATACCTGTAGTTGTTTCTAAGTATATTTCAATGTTAGGTTTTTTATCTAATAACTCTACTTCAATTACTTTGTCTTTATACTTTAATTTTAAAGAGGGTAGTAATTTAATAATATCATCTAGTATATAAGTTTGTTTGTTAGTGTCTACTGTGTTTAATTGATCTTGCCCATTGATAGTTAGTTTAGAACCTGAAGTTATAAAACTCCAATCTTCCCAAGGACTATCAATATAAGGAACTGTGAAGTACATTAACGGGTATGTTAAATTAAATTGATCTAACATAAAACCACCCGTCTTAGCTTTACTATACCAAGTATATCTAAATACATCTATAACACTTGGTTTTTTAAACCCTTGTCTTGTAGCTACTAATATAAGTCTATGAGGATCTACAATCTTTGAGTCACTAAAGTCATCAAACAATAATTGATCTTTAGTAAAGTCATGCTCATAATAACATTCATTTGTTAAAGTATTCCAATACCCTAAATGAATTGTATTACTATCTATTATATCTATTTTAAAATGCAAATCAGATGCAACTTTATTAGGTCGCATCTGCTTTAAATATCCTTGCATTATACTGCTATTTCAGCTTTTCCAGAGAACTGTTTAAATCCAACTTTTACTTTACCATTTGTATCTGCTGTAATTGTAGTTTTTACTTTACCATTAACATCTGTAAAGCCTCTATAAGAACTTAAAGATCCTACAGTGTTATCAAAGTAAAGTTCCACTCCTGGTTTAGCTGGAACTAATGTTGCAGTAATTTCATTACCTTCTTTACTTAATGTAATATTAGGTAAGAATTTATCTGTAATATCTTTTAATGATTTTTTATATTCAATATCTAAACTATCAGTAACAAGTATATCATTAAAATAAGTTTCTTCGGCTTCAGTAATAAATACCCAATCCTGTACTGGAGAATCTTTAAATGGGATTGCAACTATAAATACAGGAAAACCACCATGTAATTGTGTAACGTCACCCACACCAGCTTTACTGTCTTTTGTGTGTTTAATAACATCTAATACCACTGGTACTTTACCCTTTATAGTTACTTCTTCATTTAGAGCATCTGTTCTTGGAAAATCTCTATAATGTTCGTTAGTATCTTTTCTATACCTATCAAAAAAACCATAAAGAATATGAGCATCTTGTGGTTTTTGGTGAGAATGATGATCTACTTTAAATTCATCGTAGGTACATGTTCTACTATAAACAGGAATATCTGTCCATTTATTTTCATCAGCTGCCCAAGGTTTT